AGGCCGTCAGACTCAAGGAGGAGGCTGAAAAGAAAAGAAGAACTGTAGGGGTAGGGAATTTCAGCGCACCATCTACTGAGACACCTGCTACTGAGGCACCTGCTACTGAGACACCTACTGCTGAGGTTGACCGACAGAAAATCGACGATATCGCTGGCGAAGTAGACGCCATTTTGAGTGGTGGGAATCAGGCATCTGCTACTGATGCAACTACACCTCCCCCAGTTGGGGAATCTGAAGGGGGTATGATGACTACCATGCCTTGTGCGAGTTGCACTCAGAATGTCCCTCTCACTCATGTTGAGCCTGCGACAGGAGGCCATATTTGCACAGCGTGTGCCACAGAGCGTGGCCTTGTGCAAGCCTCGGACAGGAGAATGACATTAGACCCCTTCAATATGGCATGGGAGCGACTCCTGAAGGGGAGTGACTGAGTGTGTCCAATAAAATCCCAAAAGTCGTAGAGGACATAGACTGGGAAATGGCCAAGAAGGACTTCAAGTTCTTCTTCGAGGAGATACTCGGCTGGCAGTTGGCTGACCACCACGCCAAGTGGTTCCACAACCTCAATACTCACAACCGATACTGCGTGAAGGCATCTCGAGACCATGGGAAATCAACTCTGTTCCTCGGTTTTCTACTATGGAAGGTCATCTTCACCCCTCGTCTGGACACGATGATTTTCAGCCACAGCCTAGACCAATCCATCAGACACATGAGAGGTCTCAATGACCTCATCGACTCTAGTCCCATGCTAGCCAAGATGAAGGACAAGGACGCTTGGTCCAAGACCTTCTTCGGTTTTACCAATGGCTCTCGCATCAATGCCAAGTCAGTCGGCGGTGGTGTTCGTGGTGCTCACCCTGACCTCATCCTGCTCGATGACATTCTATGGGGGACGACGGATACCGAACTCCAGCGCGTGGCATCTTGGTTCTACGAGGTTCTGATACCAACTCTCCACCACACCTCACAGTTGTGCATCGTCGGCACCCCATTCACTCCCACTGACTTGTACACTGAATTGGAGAGGAGGGATGGCTATCTGGTGGAGACCTATCCAGCCATCAATGAGAAGGGTGAGCCCCTATGGCCATGGCGCTGGTCTCTAGAGGATTTGGATGCTCGACGCATGGACATGCCCGCCATAGCCTTCACTCGTGAGTACCTCTGTGAGCCAATGGATGACATGTCCAGCCTCTTCCCCTCCACGGTAGTCAATGCCTGCAAGGACCCTCATTTGACTCTCCTCGATAGGAGACACGATAATGACGACAGCCAGTACTTCATAGGGTGGGACCCTGCCATATCCTCAGACAGGCAGGCTGACTATACGGTAATGCTAGTCTTACGTAGGCCGTCTGATGCTCCTGAGACTCTGGAAATCGTCCATGTCGTGCGTCGAAAGGGCATGGACTTCCGAACTCAAATCATAGAGATACAACGCCTGAATAGTAAGTTCCGCCCTGATGTGATAGAACTCGAAGCCAACCACTTCCAACGTGTGTTCGCTACCGAACTGAGGGCGGATACCGATTTGCCCATCAAGACTTTCATCAGTACGAAGCAAAGGCGTGAGAGCCTTCTTATGGGTCTAGTGCTTCGGTTCGAGCGAGAGCAGATTCGCTTACCATGGGGAGATGAGAGGTCACGGGAACTCATCAGTCAATTGGAGCACGAACTAATCATGTTTGGTATGAGCAAGGAAGGGAAACTAGACAGTATTGCCCGCCATGACGACTTCGCCATAGCCCTCGCTCTGGGCAACTGGGCTACCACTGAGTTCCGTGAGAGAATCATAGACTTGGATTCACTCATGTCGGGGTTGATAGAGTGAGTTGGGGCACTCTAGTCATAGGGGATGACTACGATTCGATAGTCAAGCAGGAAGATGCTGACCGATACTGGGTCACTAGCCAGTTGCTACAGCACCCACTCTTGAAGAGTGGGGTCATGCTCGATGAGGAACTGGAAGTAAAACCGCTGTTTCGCTCAGAGACCCAGAAGTCCGAGCCTAGTGACCTCTCTGTAGGTTGGTTCGACTCCACTTTTGGTATCGATGCCAATGACTTGGTCAAGAACCTCAGACGCAGACGACGAGTTCACAAAGCCTATCGTGACGAGATAGATGATAGCATCTCCCTCATTCGCCTTCTCAAGACTATGGAGGTGGACTCCACTCTGCAGTCCATACCATGGATTAGTGGCTATGAAGCCACAATCAAGAGCCTTGGAGTCTCCGACCGGGATTTGAAGTCCTTGCGAAAATTCGCAGTGAGTCGAGAAGTCTCTCTCAAGCAGGCGTGCCTGCAATGGGACAATGCCAACGAAGTCCTCACTAAACTCACATCGATAGATGACCTCAATGCGGACCAGCGAAGCCTATGGGCAGAAGCGGCAGAGCAGAAGACTAGTGCCAAGAAGATGTGGAGGAACACATTGCACCAGACTGACAATCTCAATAAGGATGAAGGCTCTTGGTTGGTCAAGGCCTCTACTCTGCTCTTGGAGAATGGACCTATGGCCTCTCGACAGATAGTAGAGCGGTTGATTGACCACGATGCTCGCAACAAGAGCCTGACCGTGCAGAAGATGGGCGCTCTCCTGAAGATGTACGGAGGGGAATATGACATCGTGAAGAATGGTGCTAGATGGGAGTGCGAGGTGATAAATCAGGATTTGCTCCTCAAAGACCCATGGGCCTACGCTGCTGGTTTCCTAGACGCTGATGGGTACATCACCATCACCAAGAGGGGTGAACCCAGAGCAGGCATGATAGCGACTGGTTCCAGAGGGAGAGTGCATTGCGAGCAGATGTACAAGACTCTAGGCTGTGGGGTCTTGCAATTAGATTTGAAGATACACAAGAACAGCCGTCGCAGTCAGCACCGCCTTCAATTCTATGGCGCTGATGACTTGAGGAGGCTACTGAAGGGAGTAAGGCCCCATCTCCGATTGAAGAAGACGCAAGCGGACGCAGTTCTGGAACTACTGAGTCTGAGAGGCAGAGGCAGTGATATCGTCAAGAATCGCAGAGTCGATTTGTATCGAGTCGTGAAATATGCGAATTGGCAAGATGTCAAAGGGAAAGAACTCCTAGATGAGTGGAAGGTTGATGAACAAGACCTCATCTCGATGGAAGCGATAGACCCTGAGGTTATACGCCTCGTCGATGACGCCGAGAATTTAATGAGTGATATATAATGGCAGAAGAAAGCAGAATTACTCGCTTCCTCGATAGGATGACCAAGCCCTTCCGGCGCAAGACCACTCCCGAGCCGATAATGCCCCTCTGGAAATCAGGCATACAGGAACCTGTCCTAGTTCAAGGAGTGAGCATACCTGCTTTGTATGCGACAGTGCAAGAGAGCATAATACTGCGAACCACCATGAATACCCTGTGTCAGGAGATATTCAGAAGGGGCTTCTACTGGAAGAGGAAGTTCCACAAGAAATGCCTCTCTTGCGATGAGGAGTACCAACACGATGTCGATGAGTGCAGGCTCTGTGGTAGTGATGAACTCAAGACAGCCGACTCCGACCAGATAATCTACCCACGCTGGTTCATCCAACAGCGCAATGGAATGGACCAGTCCTTCATGGATGTCCTCCGTGAGGTTGAGTGGGACCTGAATATCGTAGACGATGGGTTTTACATATTGGTCAAGGATTACTACTTGGACCCCAAGGATGGCACCATTCAGTTCTACCGAGTGCGCGACATCGTACGAGGGGACCCCACCTTCATGCGTATCGTATCAGATAAGAGAGGGGTCAGAGGAGGCCGTTATCTCGTATGCCCTGTCCATAGGGACAAGACCTACCCCCACAGCCATGAGAGTCAGAAGTGCGAGACGTGCAATCTAGACCTCCAAGACGTGCATTTCATCAACACTGCCGGTTCAGGCAAGACACAGTACTACATCGAAGGCGAAGTAGTGCACATCTCGAAGTTCAATCCCTCGAAACTCTATGGTAGGAGCCCAGTGGCTACACTCTGGAGACAGGCCATGACACTGACTGCCATGGACAACTACATGTATCTCGCTTATCAGAAGAGGCGGATACCTCGTGGTGTCTTGGCCATAACCACCGACAACATACAGTCCACTGCCTCCTTCTGGAAAGGCGCTGAGGAGAAGATGGAGCGTGACCCGAACTACATACCCAAGGTAGGCATAGAGTCAGCCACTGGTAGAGGCCGAGTCGAGTTCGTGCGTTTCATGGACTCCCTCGATGAGATGCAGTATGGCGCAGTCCGTGATGAGTTGAGAATGCGAATAGCGGCCTTCTATGGAGTCTCCAACATCTTCATGATGGATAGTGGCAAAGGAGGGGGGCTCAACAACGAGGGTTTGCAGATTCTCGTCACTAACAGAGCAGTAGAGTTCGGTCAGAAGTTGTACAAGAGGGACGTATTCCCTCGCATATTCAAGGAGATGGGCATGACAGACTGGGAGTTGACTCTCTACCCGAACGAGGAGGAAGACGATGTCACTCGTCTCCGCAGAGATGAGATGGAAGTCAATATCGCGCAGAGAATGCAACAACTCGGATTCCAGCCTGAACTNACTGAGGATGCAGGTAGGGACATACGNTTCGTCTACAAGAAGCCCTCCCCAGAGGAGATGGAGCAGCAAGAGCAGTTGCAGAACGTCCAACAGCCCGGCGGAGGTGGCGCACCGCCGCCAGCAGCACCGCCGCCACCAATGGCTCGCCCACCTATGCCAATGGCAGGTGCTGGGATGGCGCCCGGCATGCCGATGGGGAGAGTNCCCATGAGAGGCCCCGTGGCAGGTGCTGGGATGGCGCCCGGCATGCCGATGGGAGGGCCAATGCCACCCGGTGGNGCNCCAATCATGATGATGGAGAAAGGAGTGACTGGAGTGCAATCCCCCGGCTCTTCAGGTAGGGACCACCAGTTGTCTGGAGGGCGTAAGAAGACCAAGCAGCGAGGGGAGGAGGACTCACCTGAAGTGAAGGCCCAGAAGCAGATAGAGCAAGCCATGCGACAGGCTGAAGACCCCATGGGTAACCAACCCAAGTCCAATCTCTCCTAAGCAATAGATTAATGAGCGGAGCGGCGCTGGACGGAGCGATGTCGGACCTCATCGTCAAACTAGACCCCATGGTCAGNAAACTAGAAACTAGTATTTCTGAATTCAAAAGCGCACTGCAGAACAATGATTTAGTGGCTGCTCAGCAGTTCCTCAGGTCCATACACCAGACTAGCGATTACCTCTCCGAGGATGTCACCTCCATCTACAAATCAGAGACTGAGGCGAACAAGGCCGTCGGAGTGAATGACATCTATGCTGGAGGTGCCCCAGTCATGGAATTCAAGGACCAAGGCGCTATCGTCAAGGGTGACAGACCAGCAGGTTACATAGGCCCTGATGGCATTCAATCTAATTGGCGCCCTCAGCACGGATTCGGTCAGAGGGTAGACTGATGTCAGACGATGTCAACACACTAGTGGGTGCTCTCATCACCAAGATGGAGCGCATGGATGGTGACATAGACATACTCAAAGAGCAGAATGTCATCCTCAAGAGCATGGTCGATAACCCTGAAACCCTGTTGAAGCAGGCTGGGTTCATGAAAGCAACCACCCCTGCTACCGAGGACGTATGGGGAGACCCTCTCAGAGGCGAGAGGAACGAAGTCATAGAGAAAGCCGCAATCGCCATAGATGGGGTAATGGTCATGCCTGAGTCCAATGCCGATTGGCATGAGATGGACTGGGATGAGATTCACGCGATGGCTAATGATGCCGCGCAAGTAGAAGGAAGGCCGGTGGACATATGAAACCAATGAAAGTGACAGCAGGGGAGCACGCTCCTGACCTAGATGAATTGCTAGAGAAAGCCCAAAGTATGGACGATATGCTCGCTAAGGTCGCAGACCTGAGAGACGATTCTCAAATGAGGAACATCACTGGTGTCGAAGAGGCCCCTATGAATCACTACTGGACCAATCAAATGCAACCGGAAGAGGGAATAGAAACAGTTGCGAACAAGGGAGCACACAGCGAGACTATCTCCTTCGATACCAATACCAACCCACACCAGACGGGCTCCACTCTATCTGCTCATGAGAACACCGCTGGTGGTATTCAGAAGGCTTCCAAGAAAGCGAAGCCAGACTTTCTAGACATGGATGGTGACAGCAATAAGAAAGAGTCCATGAAAGTCGCTTTGAAGGATAGCAAGAAGGTCAAGAAGGCTGGCCCTCTAGACGCCCTACTCGCTGGTGCTGGAGGAGGACCCCCCGGTGCAGGTGGACCTCCCGGTGGTATGCCAAAGCCGCCTATGGGTGACAAGCCCCCCATGGGTGATGATGACATGGGTGATGATGACCCAGACGGTCTCGCTGACCGAATCAAGGGCCTAGTCGATAAACTAGCAAGCAAGGCAGGTGGGCCAGAGAAGATGCCACTGCCACCCGGTGGGCCACCCGGACCACCCGGCGCAGGCGGACCACCCGGTGGTATGCCAAAGCCGCCCGGACCACCCGGCGGACCGATGTGATTTTGAGGTGGTGACGGTGTGTCTAGCGAGAGTCCTCAGCAGTTCTATCTAAGGGCTCGTGAAGACTTCATCAAATCACCCGGACTCGATGAAGCCGCTAATCTCTACTTCGCTGTCCAGAATCTCAATAATCATGGCATAACCTACCATGTAGCCCCTTCCACGATACACGCGTTCTCCATCCTGAAGAACGAGGATGCCATTGGCGGAAGCGAAGGCCCAGAACCCGTTGACTTCGGGGGTCCGAATTACGAGACTCCTCAGATGGTGAGGGACAAGAAGCAAATCGCGAGGGAGAAGGCGCAGTTAGTCGCCGCGAAAGCAGGAACCAAGTATCGGAGGATAGACACTCCCGGCAAGCATCCACCCCTCAAACCAGCCTTCAACGCGGCCGAGTCGGACATGCCCTTGAGCGATTTCTGGAAATACCAGAATCGAAACTTGCGTGACCTATGGGAGAATCTAGCAACGGACCCAGAAGTCAGGGGGATACCCGATGAGATGGTCGATTCCTTCTACCACTATCGACCTTCTGGGGAACACCCACTAGCAAGCATATTCGACGAGGGNCTCAATGGAACCCCGAAATGGCACACCTTGATGGACAGGCTCTACACTTCCACGAGTCCTGACAATGCAGCCACACTCGACTCGAAGATGAGGAGGCATGACGAGAAGTTCGGCTCCATGGTTGAGTCTGGCGCCTTCTCGAAGGACCGCTCCTATGAGGAGATGTATGGCAAGTTCGACGACAATAGCGTTGGCTTGCACGACATGTTCCTACATGGCCTCAACAGATGGAACATCCTTCACGGGCAGAAATATGGTAAGGAGGGCGACATAGGCAGTTATCTGGCCTATCTCAAGATGAACATGGAAGGCGTCCCCTTAGATGTGATAAACGACACTCTTTTCACTAGCGAGGGGGACCTTCGAGGGGACCACGTCAGGCGTTCCAAGACCGCTATCAGGAACGCCGGTAACCCCGGACAGCAGATGGGTCTCCTCCCACTCCTGCTTGGTCTTGAGAACCTCAGCATGAAAGACGGCAAGACTGCAGTCAAGTGGTTCATGGATGGAGCACAGGGTAGTTTCAAGAACGACCCGGAATCTGCCAAATCCACTAGTTTCCTAGATGGGCAGAAGGACCCAGAGTCCCTTCTCTCTCGAGTATGGAAGAAGCGACTAGGTGCCATCACTTCCGCTATGACTTCTCCTTTGATACAAGCGGG